TTCTGATTGGCAATTGTGCAACCAATACGCGCACAGGCAATTGCCAAATGCTTGTATTCACATTAGGTGAACCGCTGTTAGGCGTAAATGTGTAACCCCAAGGGTTAGTGCTGTTTGCGGCATTACCCGTTTTGGCAACAAACTGAGCATCAGAACCATTTACTGCGATTTGGCGCGAGCCTTGACGCAATGGGTTGGCTTGGCGCAGTGCGGCAAACGCATCATCAAAAATAACATTACCACCAACACCCGAACCCGAACCAGTAATTGCGCTTGCTTCACGCAAGTCGATATTTACTTTGCCGCCTTCGGTGATGGCTTGTTTGATTCCGTTCAAGATTTTTTCGGTGATAGTCATAAGAATTCCTATTTAAAAAAAGCGGGGGATTTTCGCCCCCCGCTAATGGCAACGCAACTATTAGGTTGCTGTGCCTGTGGAACGATAACGAACCAAGGCATTGGGATCACGAACAGATGTGGCCAATCTCTTTTCCCCGAAAAATGTGATAAATCCGGGTTGTGTCTGGTCGTATCTACGCATAATCATATTCAAACGATCAACGATAGTGTGGCCGCGTGTGAAATCACCAAAGTACATTGGGTACAGTGATGTTGTGCCTGCTGAACCAGTGGTTGTTTGTGAAGGTGTATCGCAATACTTGTTCACTACAACATCAAAGCCCAACAATTGGCCAACGATACCTTCGACAGACAAACCTTCGTTACGATTAAAGATTGGTGCGCCATTGGTATCACGCAAAGCACGAATTGCATTCAACAAAATTGGGCTGACCATGAACTTGGCGTTCGCTGTCCAATATTGCTGTGGCAAAGAATAGATGGTGTTAATAACATCAACATAACTGATGTTGTTAGCGCCAACAGTGTTTGCGTTGGTGGTCAATTGGTCATAAGTGGCAAGGCTATGCAGGCCGCTTGAAGAACCAGTGCCGCTAGAACCAAATGCCGCTGTGGTGCAAGTGCCGCCTGTGTAGGTAGCATTAGCGCCTGCGTATTGATCCAAACCGCGCAAACCATTAGAACCGCCATAAGGCAAAGATGTAGCGCCTTGGTCATTGTTTTGAACCATTGACAGGGCTTCAGATTGGCTGAATTCCATCAACATATCGTCAACAACATTGGCTTCCAAACCATCGATATCATCCAATGCGGCAGTACGAATTGGGAACTGCACATTCAAATCTTGCAGAACGATTTGCCAAATGGTTGTATCTTGCGTAGTTGCCGCGCCATTGTTTTGAATGGCATAGCCCCAAGCCGCGCCTGCGTTGCCTGTCTTGACCCGGAATTGGTAAGAAGAACCATCAGTTGCAACAGTGCGAGACAAACCGCGCATTGGGTTAGCCAAACGCAAAGCGGCAAACACTGGATCATAAGCGGTGCGACCACCTTGGTTATTACCAGAACCAGTTAGCGCAGATGCTTCTTTCATGTAAGCATCAAGTTGGCTTTCGTCTGCAAAAATTTGCAGTTCTTTTTCTACGCGGGCATTGCTTTTGTAGAAATTAGCCAATTGTTCTTTAACAGAACGATTAACATCACCGCGCACAGATGTGGCAGGCTTAACGATTGCAGGGGCTTGAATTGATGCAACTTTGGCTTCTAAAGAAGAAACCATTTCGCTGAATTCGGCTTTAACCGCTTCAACTGCCGCAGGGATTTTTGCTTCAACAGCGGCAATGCTTTCGCTTTGCTTGGCTTCGATAGCATCCAATTTTTCGATAATTTCTTTTGACATAATTAACCTTTAAGTCGTTTATCAAGTTGTTTAAGAAATTCGCGGTGTTCAAGTGCCGCAAGAATTTCCGCTTCGGTAGCCGCCACATCTGATTCACTCAAATCTGGTGCAATTTCAATTGGTGTAGAAACTACATCGCGCAATTCCAACACTTTCTTGAATACAGATGCAGACGCTACCGCATCTTTCTTGGAAAGCCCAACTTCACGCAAGGCTTGTTCCAAAACTTTTAAATCGGCACTGCCATCAGGTCGGAAATATTCCAACTTGCTAACTTCTGCCATAGGATTATTTGGGTACATCACCACAGACACTTCACGCAGGCCGCCTTTGGTAATTTGGAAATATGCTTCATCTGATTGGTCGGGTTCGCCATCAGCATTGACCATTTGGTATTCTTCAGCGTATGCGCCAACAGAAACACCGCCAAACATAGCGGGGCTTTCTTGCATAACTTTGTAAAGGTCTGAACCCATTGTAGTGTTCATGTACAAACGGCCTTCTGCCTTCATGCCTGTGTCGTCAAACTCAAATGCAGTCCATTCCCCAACAGGGATTGCATCAGCATCGTGATTGACAAACATTGGTAATGGTCTGCCTGAACTTGCAAACTCTTTTGCCCATTCCATGAAGCCTTCGGGCTGATAGTTAAAGCGCCTACCATCTGCGCCTTCACGCGCACCCCAAGTAGTTACTGTTGCTTCAATTTTTCCTGTGCTTGCGCCTTGCTTTTCCAAAACTAGTTTGGCTTCGCAAACCATCATCAGGTTTTTGGTCATAAATTACCTCATCAACTTTAGTTCGGTCGATGTCATATATTGTTTTAGGTGGTCGCCCTCTTTTCGGGGGCGTATCTGTATTTGGCTTATATGTTGCCAACGATGCTATCACAACTCGAAAAATATGTGACACTTTATTTTTATATTATTTGCCAATGTTCATTTTACGGGTTTGATTGCCACCGCCACCGCCTGTATCTTGGGGCGATGTGCCTGCAATTGGCTTATCTTTTCCACCCTTATCGATCAATTCGTCTGCCCCTTCAATGTTGGGCATACCCAAATATTCGCGGGCTTCATTGGGGGTCATAATGCCATTTGTAACGCCTGCGGTTGCAAAATTCATTTGATCCAATGGCGCACCTTTTAAGAAATTGCGCGTATCAAACTCAATGCACAAATTGGGATAACCAACAAACAAATGTTGCTTTAATTTCTGCTGAATGTTAATAAGGGTTGGGTACATGGTGGATTTATAAAATTCATCCATCATGGTTTGTGTGTTGTTGTACTTAGAATCGCCAATACCAATCATGGCCGCGGGAACGCCAAACAAACCGCAGATTCGCTTCATGGTTTGTTCTTTTAATTTGGCCGCGTCTGTATCTTGCAGGGTCAGCATATCCAAAGGCGTGTATTTCATGCCCTGATCTAGCAACATACCTTGGCCCGCCTTGCTTGGGTCACTGTTTTTACTAGAAACCATTGCAGACCATGCTTCTTTCAATCGTGCCGCAATTTCTTTGTATTTGGCATCAGGAATCACTTGTTCGCTTGTAAACATTCCGCTTGGCTTTGCGCCATTCTGCATAATGTAGTTTGCATAAAGGTCGATATCTTGATCTAGCGATACCAACTCAGCGGCCAAGATGCCTTTGTTAAAACCCGCAGAACCTTGCCAGTTCATTTCCTTAATGTGCATCACTTGATTAAAGTTCAGCGGTTCATCACGATTAAAACCATAACTAGGGGTGCTTAATCGATAGGATGGGTAACGCGCAGGCGTGATGGTTACGGCAATCAGCGTTGAATCAAGCAAGTACATTTCCAATGGTGTTTCGGTTGTACTTTTTTGATCTTTGCGCCACCACAGGGTGAATGCTTCGCCTGCAAGTTCATACCACATCAACCACTGATACCAAAATTCATAGGTACTTTGGAAATGGTTGGGTTGGGCCAAAAGATTGGCAACTTGTTTGGCTTTAGCCTTATCACGCGCACCAACCAAATCGGATTTAACGGCATCTACATAATTGCCTGCTTCATCTTGGCAAACCACGCGAATAGGCAGTTGGGATAACGCACGGGCCTTGGCCGCAACGCAAGCAACAATAGTGCTATTGCGGGTTAACAATGACATATCTACGGGGCGACCCGCATTATTGGTTGCGCCTGTAGTTACATAAAGAATTTGGGTATTGACATTAGGGTTCTTGTTTGAACCCTGATAAACGATGTTATTACCTAGCGCAGATTGCCCAAAAAGCACATTAGATTCTTTTTGTTCGCCTTTATTGCGCTTGAAAATGTCAAAAATAGCCATGTTTTTCCCCAATTTCCTGATGGTTTACCATTCAAAACTTCTAAATCCGAATGTATCAGAAATAAAAACAT